ATTTTAGATAGTCTATCAATCCCACCGACAGCTTTAGATGCAACAATAACCCCACTATTTTTCATTAAGATTTCAACATCCTTTTGTAAGTTTGTCGACTCAACTATTGATAGTAAATGTGACTGAGTTAAAAACTCTTCTCTTAATATTTTTCTTATTGTTTTTTTCATTTTATACATTAAATAAATACTTAGTATAAAAAAATAAACCCACATTACTGTGGGTTCTTTTATTATTTACGATAATGATTCGGGTAAATAAAGAAGTGTTGGGTTCTTTTTTTGTATATCAATATCTGGATATTTGTCTTTAAAGGTTTTGACATCGAACTTACCTGCGATTAAATGGTATCCATTCTTAGTTGGGATTACCGCTTCAATTTTTGGTCCTTCAGGTTTTAAAGTTTCAATAAACCTTGTTAGTTCATATACCATATGATAGTCAGGCACATCAATATCTACAATCCACCTTTTCTCTTGTGTTTTAATTTGCCCAACAACCGAATCAAATAAACCCTTTTGATTTGATACACCATCTCTAATACGTTCAGCAAGTGTTGCTAACATATTTAATGATACGTCTTTATGGTTTTGTTTCTGAACGTGTATATAAGCACGAGCCTTAAACATCTCACATAGTTGTTTAATCTCATCATATCTTTTATCCAGGTATTCAATAGAATCAACACAGTAAGTTTTAATTGTTCTTACTGACTGATGATTATCTCTTTCTCCTTCAGGTTGGTCTTTCTTACGTTTAAAAACATATAACATATAAAAATCTCCAGGATCTGAAAAATTTAATAATAACTTTATTAGTTCTATGTTATCAATCATTATATTATCGATCATTTTTAACTATTTTAAATTTATTCAATTTTTATAATTTTTTTAATATTAAACAACCTTCTTCATCCAATTTTGGTATACCTGTAGTAATACACTCACCTTTTTTATTTACACCATCACAATTCTTATCTAAACATTCTTCAACTATGTCAACATCCCATTCAGTTTGTTGTAGTGATTGAATATATTCACCCAATGTTTCTTTATGTGTTTGAAATTCTAAAGCTTTATTCCAACAATTCATCATATCTTCGAGAGTATATAACTTAGTATTATTCAAGTCAAGTGCTTTTTGGAAACCCTTAACAAATCCAATTCTTTCTGATATATTACCTGTAGTTCCATTCTTTGGGGATATATTATCAATCAACTCATCCAAATCATACCCACGTTCAATTGATTGGCAGTTTTTTATTGACAATTTGTTATACTGACTTTCCCTTGATGTTCCTAACATATAACCATCATCGTAAGTTCCTTTTGTTGGATCTACAAGGACATAATTTTCTTTTTCTGTTTTATATAGTTTTGTATTCATATTACAAATATATTAAAACTTATTTAAAAAAACAAATCCCCACTGTTAAGTGAGGATCCGTATAATTTTACCAAGTGACTATTGTTTAATGTTTAAGAATGTTCCTGAACCTCCCGCCATTGTTGTTGGTAATTTACCGTCCCAAGCAGATGCCTTAACGAACTCAACATATAATGGTGTTAATTCTTTTTGTTTGATTTTCATCGCCATCGCCGCAGCATTTGCGTTAATGATGGTTTTTGCGGAGTCACCTCTTGCGATTGCCATCTTCTCTAACGCTTCAGCCTGAGCTACCAATGTTCGTTGTTGAGCCGCCTGTGCCTCCTGAACCGCCTTCGTCTTACCTTCAATCGCCTGTTGTAGTGATTTTGGTGGAATGATGTTAGTTCTTAACTGCGATACGGTAAACCATTTTGATACTCGTTTATTACACTCTAAAATGATTGCCGCCTCAAACTCTTCTCGTTTATTAAAGATCGCATCAACCTCCCAACGGTTCGCCACGTCATTCACTGATGATACAATCGCATTCTTTAACCAACCCTGTTCAACTTCTTTAATCTCTAAACGTAAGTTAACAAACATTTCTCCAATCGCATCTTCACGTAATGAATAATTAAATGAAGGTTTAATTGTTGCCGCAAATCCACCTTTGGTGATTACTGTTTGAGCATCGTACTCAATGTGTTGTTGGAATAAAGGAAATTCTTTTACCTGTTCTGTCCAAGAATTATAAAATACCCAACCCGTTTTATATTGGTATGATGATACACCTCTTTCAGATCCAGTTAAATTAACTTTAAGTCCTTTGTTACCCGCATCAATTCGTTCCAATGCAAATGGTTGGATAATAGATCCTATTAACCCCAACAAAAAGATTGCAACAGGTTTAATTAACCATGAACCATTAAATTTTTCTTTATTGTCACCCCATCTGTCTTGTCCTGTAACATACATATTACCTCTTGTTGATATTGCAACAAAAATTGCCGCAATCAAACATACCATAAAAATTACTGTACTAATCATTTTTTTCTTCTTTTTTATTAATTGTTAATTGTTTAATTGTTTCCCCTCCTACATACATTGTGAGTCCAAACATACCGAGGAAACTTAAAAGTTGTATGAACCCGTTTAATTCTCTACTTATGACATATTCGCCAAATAGTGAGGCAACCACAACAAGTGCCACCCACATCAAACCTAATTTAATATATTTCATTGATTATTTTTTATGGATATTATACTAACAATCAAATAAAAATAAAAATATTGAGTTTTATTTTTTTTAACGGAAAAAATAACTTACATTTGTAAAAAAATATATTATTATGAAAAAATTACTCTTACCAATCGCCTTTGTTATTTGCACATCATTCACCGTAGATAGTGTTGGATATTTCAATATTTCGGATACTATTAATAAGAATGAAACTATTGTTTCTAAATCTAAAGTTTCAAAATTTGAGATAGGTGTTAGTGAGGTTGAGTATTCAAGAAATATTGACGGAAAGGATTATTTAAACGAAAAAAGATCAACCGATACAGAGTATACAATTGATCTTAAATCTAAAAGTGTTTTAGTGAATCATTCTGACGGTACTACTGTTAAATTTGATTCAGTATCAGTATCAGAAAAAAACGATATTTATGAAGTTTCTTATTTTGATGAAGACATTTATGGGAATATTTCTAAAATATATTCAACAATTCATATCGACAAAAATAATAATGAGGTGACATATACTGAAGTTAACTTGGATGACAAGAATGATTTCAATCTATATCGATTTACTAAATTTGAAATTAAAGTGGATTAATTATCTTGGTCCTCCTGTTCCTGCAAACTTTTTTTCTAATTTTGCGGTAATACCGTATTCATCACTAGCCACTTGTTGTTCTTCAGGAGCTAAACGATAGTCAGCATTAGTACCACATTTTATACCTCTTTTACCTCTTCTTACCTGCATAAGCATATATTCCCCAAGGGTACCGTTTCTAACAGGTTGATCAAGGTCCAATCCATTTACGCTAGATGCCATATCAAATAAACTTGTGCTTGTATGATTATCAAACCAATCACCATCTTTTTTGTAGGTTAAAATAACATCAGGACACTTACCTTTTTTCATCATGTCATAATATTGTTGTCTGCTATTTGAGTTTGATTGTTCTCCCTCTTCTTTTATAACTCTTCTAACTATTCGAGCTAAATCTGATTCTGTTAGTCTTATAATTTTTTTCATATAATATTTTTTATTTATAAATACATTAATAAAATTAAAAATTAATAATTTTTATTATTTTTTTTATGTTCTCTTGTAAGTTTTCATTTTTATTTATTTTAAATTCTTCCCCACTAATAGCATCAACTATGGTTACTTTACATGGTAGTGTTTTTGCCCACTCTTTGAACCTAATTAAATGTTCCTGTCTGTCGTCATACATAATGTATTCTTCAGGCTTTAATTCATTTATAAGTTTTGCAAATAACTCACTTTTAAAATCATATGTATCTATTCCTGGATTTAGATGTATTTCATCAAAGTTAATTCCGTATTTGTCTAAAATTAACATAACCTCATCTTCTAATGGTTTTATTCTACCAGTGGCTAAAACAACAT